CCGTCGAGACGCCATCTAAGACAGTCAACGCAGCGTTAGGGTTGATCGCTCTTTTCGCCGCGTCGGTGATCTGATAGACACCAGAGCCGAGCGAGGTGGTGGCCTCGCCCGTCATGCTGGTGCCGGAAACACTGGCGATGTAAATGTCGGCGTTACGCCCTGCGAGTACGGCCATGGTGCCTCCTTAGGCGTAGGTCAGTGCGCCGGTCCCGGTCACGGTGTAGTTCACCGTAATCAGCCCGTTCTCGGCAGCGGCGATGGATGCCTGAACGAATGCCGTACCGCTGTAATAGTTGGTGCCGTCGATGTAGAACCGCGCGGCTACACTGGTGCCGCCGAGAAACGCCGTCTGCATGGCCACATGCCCGTTGGTGTCGGTGTCATCGAATCGCCCGGATGCCGAGCCGCTCCATTCGCGAATCGTTGCGGATCGCTCTTTCCAGACGTCGCCAAAAGCCTGCGTCTCTTCCAATCCGGTCGAGACATCCAGAGTCCAGTTGTCGATTTCTGCTACTACGTTCGTGCTGAGCCGGAAAGAACCGGCATTTCCTGCCATGATTGCCATAAGGCCTCCTAGATGTCGTGGATAAAGTCGAACTCCAGCACGGTGGCGTAGAGCTTGGAATCGGTTTCGAGGGCGTCTTCGTACTCGTTCCGTCGCCCGTTTAAGTGCGTGCTTTTGACGCCGAGGCCGGAGACGTCGGCGATGGCCTGCTCTTGGCCGATGATGGCCGTGTAGACGAGGTCCGCCAGGTCGTCGGATGCCTTCGGGTTGCCCTGCGCCATGCAGTACAACGACACCGGGCGGCGTGTTGCGGTCGGAATCTGCCGCCCGATGGAGTGGAACGGCTGGTCGTCCATCGTCTCGATGATGATGGCCGGATACTTCGTCACTCGCCCCTGATCGGCGTGGGCATCGAAGACGCGATCGGCCACGATGGTCACCACGTCGGGCACGGTTTGCAGGTAGCGGAAGAGAGCCTGATAGATCCTCATGCGGCCCTTCCGATGGCATCAAACGCGGCTTTAACGCGCTGCTCCAATAACCGCTTGATCCGCAAGCGTTGGGACTTGATCGCGTTTTGAAAGAACGGGTTTGGCCGGCTGCCGGGGTGTTGGATCTTCGTCCGCACCTGATCGCCAACCCGCGCAAGCCACTGGAACGCCCGCGCCGCTATCCGCATTTTCTTGCCAGCAATCGTGTGCGGCTTCGTCCCGAACTCGACTAGATGCGCGTGGGGTGCCGCATCTTTCAACGTGAAAGCGAACGCCTGCAAGAAGTTTTTGTATTTGCGCCCAGAGGCGGCCCTGAGCGATTCCCGCAACCCGCCCGGCTGATACGTCTTTCCGCGCTGGCGCGTCGCGTAGGGCGCGATGGGTGCGCGGCGGGCGGCCTCGTCGCGGATCATCTGCGCCGATTCGAGAAGCGCCTGCCTAATCGGTTCGCCGGTCGCCGTCGCCTGCAGCTTGCGAAGCTGCTGCGTCAGGTCGTCAATCCCGGAAACGGTGATCGCCCGAACTTGTCGCGCCATTAGATCAGCACCTCAGTCGCCTGCATCGTGAGCATTTCGTCGCGTTCGTCAGGGTTCAGGATGCTCTTGATGTCGAAGTACCGGGTCCGGCCAGTCTTGAGGTCGTCGTAAGCGATACGCATATCCGGGGCGAGTCCAGGCAGGTAGCGTAGGCGTATCGTGTGGGTCAGGTCCGCGATGACTTGCCGCGCCGCGAAGAACTCGCGCCCGTTTCCAGTCTCGACGGAGGCCCATACCTCGGCGAACGTGCCCCAGGTCTCCGTCCGGTCCCCGTCGCCCGACACGTCGATGGCCTTCTGCTCGATGCGGATCTGGTGCCGCATCGCTCCGGCCCTCACAGCCACACCCGCCACGGCGCAATGAGTGCGGAGACGGCGAAGGGCAGTTCGGCCTCATCGACTGCGGCCGTCGTGCCCACGATGACCGCTTCGCGGTTCTCGTAGAAGTGCGAGGCCAGCATTCGGATAGCTTGCTTCAGTGGCAGCGGGACAGATGCCGCGTTATTCCAGCCGCAAACGAACTGAACTTCGATGGGGTCGGTGGTTTCAAGCGTGTCCGTGGGCCAGGTCTTGTTGTATTTGAGCCGCAGAAGTCCAGGAGTGCGAAGCGACACGGCGTACTCGGTCGTCGGTAGCGTGGTCTGGGTTCCCGCCGTGTTGGTGTACTTGAGGTGAGTGACCGAAACGAGCGGAGAGTAGGGGAGTGCGATCTCCCCAGAGGCCGGGAAGCCGTCCAAGAACAGCTTCCAGGTCTGCTGGAGAAATCGACGGTTACAGATCGTTTCCAAGTGTGACGCCGCCGCGTGGATGTATGGCTGTAGCTGGTCGAGAGGCTGGCCCTTAGCGCGTGCGTGCGCCTCGAACTCAGCTTCATACAGCGGCCATTCAGTTGGCGGCGTTACGAGTTGGAGGTTCATGGTTCAGGCGATTTCAGTTGCGGTCGTCGAGCCACCGAAGCGCGGGCCAGCCAGGGCGATAGCGATGCCGCCGAGAACCGGCGAGTCCACCACTTCCACGGCCTTGAGGCGCACGAACTGGTAACCAGTCGCCGCCAACTGTTCCGTCGCCACCTGGATCACGTAAATCTGACTCGAACCGGCCGTGGTCGCAAAACCAGCCGCCGCGCGGGCCGTCATCGCGCCCTGAATGTCGGTCGAAGTGATCGACTTCGAGAAGAACGGAACCGCCGTAGCGTTGGTGCCGCTAACGTCGTCGCAGGCCTCAACCGTGATCGTCGAGGTGCCGGTGGTACCGACACCCTTGTACACGATGAAGATGGCCGATTGGTGATTCGCCATGTCCACAATGTCCGAAGTGACCGTACCCGAAAAGGCATCGGCCACCGGGTCAAGGCCCTTGATGAAGTGCAGATTGTTCAGAAGTTCGTAGGGAATCATCTCGTGTCCTCCTTAGGCGCGAGCGTCAACCGTGACAAACGGCGACAGGGTGCTGGAGCCCTTGAAGGGCGTAATGGGTTGCTTGATGGCAGACTGCCCATTCACGTCGATGGACCACTTGAATGTCATTTCGTCGTAAATGAAACGGAAGTGCATAGACTGCGCCGCCCGCACGCCGCCCTTGGTGATGGTGACGTACTTGGACAGGTTCGCCAGAACCACGTCGCCCTTGTCGCCGAGGGTTTCGGCCTGCTCCACCGGGATCACCGGGAAGCCGAGGAACGTGCCGTACTGAATCGCACCGGCGACGCTGCCGTTCGGCAGGAACACCGGCTGCTGGCCGATGGTCATCAAAGGGAACTGGCCGATGACATCGGGGTTGCAAAGCCACACGATCCGATCGCCCGGTTCGCGGTAGAGGCGGGACAGCATCGACGTCGCGTTTTCGATCACGAACGTGTCAGCCGCCTGGCCGCTCTTCTTCGCCACGCTGACCATCAGGGCGCCGCCGAAGTTCTGAACGCTGAAGCCGAGGGGTTTGCCGACGCCGTCGCCGCGCCAGATGGCATCGTCCAACTTGAAGGCGATTTCGGAAGCGAAAGCGTTCTCGAAGACAGCAGCCATCGCCGGGGCGTTCCGCAGAAGTCGCTCGGTCGCATACGCCAAGCACTTCAGCGATTCAAGCCGGATTTCGTGGCGTGAGAGCTTCGGCTTCGTCGCGGTCGGGGCGTCGGCCTCGCCGGTCCAGTAAGCCTGCACGCCGCCGAAACGGGAACCGTTCGCGCGGCTGGTCTCGTCGATGTACGGCAGTTCGAGTGAGTCACTGCCTTCGCCAATCGGGATCTGATTCGTCAGCGGGAAGATCCGCGCCGTCTCGCGAGCGCGATTCAGAAGCGCCGTCGAAAAGTCGGTGCCGACAGCGAAGCCGCCGTCAGCCGGAACGGCCGAGGATGCGCCGGTCGGGCTCAGTTGCTCATACAGCCGCTTGTCAACGTTGCCGCCGAGACCCTGGAATGCGTCGCGCGGGGACATCGCGCAGGCGATGGCGAAAAGATTCTCGCCGAGGCTGGCAAATGGCCGCTTGGCTTCGTTGTCGCTCGTCACCCGGCCGGGTTCGCGCGAAGCGTTGGCTTTCGCCCGGTTTTCGAGGTTTTCGACAGCCGCAAGCTGTTCCTTGACGGTCTCCAGTTCGGCCTCTTTGGCATCGACAGCCGCGAGGTGCGCAACCGGATCGGCAGCGCCAGCGGAAGCCGACAAAAGCGCACTGTACTCAGTTTCCAGCGCGGAAATGCTCGACAGAAGTTCTCGTTTGTTCTTCATGTCTACTCCTTAAATTCGCCCCAACACACGCCAACGCCGCTCGCGCAACGCCAACTGATGCAGGGCTTTGTTTTTCTCCGCGCTGTACGCGGTAGAAGCTTCGGCGGCCAGTCGCTGACTAGCCATCAAAAATTGGGCGTTCGGGTCAGCCCCCAGCGGGACAACGCTGATTTCGTAGGGCTTCCACTTCGTCGCCATGTAGTGCTTGCGATCCTTCGGCGAATCCTTCGACAGTTCGATGTCGAGGATCTGCACGCCCATGGACACGTTGCGGAGCGTGCCC